CATTTGCAATGCTGGCGATGCTGGCGGCGTTCAGCGCAGCCAGCGCGGCCGCCAATGTCGGCAACTCGTCGCAGACTGTGGCGGCGTCGCCGTTGATGACGCAATCCAAGCGCGCGTGGTCTTCGGCCAGGGCGGCTCGCAGCGCTTGAGCGGCTGCGCGCAGCCGGCCAATGTCCTCGACATGCGCGTCTGCGGCGGAACAGACCGCGCGGATGCAATTGAGCAGTGTGCGAGTTTCGCCGGTACAGCTCATCCGTATGTCCTCACTTCGAGTCGGTCGCCGTCATTGAGTGCGGCTGTCAGCGTAATACTGTCTGTGCCGATGGTGACATCGCCCGGTGGCGCCGGAACAGCATTGATCCATGCGCGGGTGCGCGTCGGCGTTACTGTCGCCGGGAGCTGAATGACTGTTTCGCCGCCGCCCTGACTTTGGTAGATCCAGCGCGCGAGTCCGCTGCCGAGGGTGTGGATGCGCCCGAGCAATTGGCCGAGGCTGGGCAGGTCTTCGCCGCCCCAACTGACCCAGATAGGCGCCGCGCCGGCGATTTGGCGCAGCGGCGCAATGTCTGCCGCGGTGGTTTCGGCCAGCGTCTGTTGGTCATCTGCCGCTGTTTGCAGATCGACAAGGATGGCTTCGCAGTCGCTCATGGATTGGTGCGTCCCCAGTCGGTGCTGTCGCCCCACGCGGCGGCAAAGCCGGCGGCGTCCAAGCCGAGCGGGACCGTGGTGGTCAGGCTGTCAGTGCAGGTCAGCACGCGGCTATTGATTTCGCTAAGGGCGGCGCTGTCGTCGGCGCATGCCTCTTCCAGCGTCAGCGTTAGATCGGCATGCGAACCCTGATATGTGACTGCTGGATCGCCGGCAAGGCGCACGGTATGCGAATTTGCCTCCAGCATCGCCGAAGCACCGCTCAGCAGTTGCAGAGTATTGTACGCACTGCCGTATTGATTCAGCCACGCTTCCGCTATCGCCAGATCTGCATAGCTAAGCCGCCACCGCACCTGAAACAGCCGCGGCCGGGTGGTGTATTGGCGCTGTTGGCGGGTGATCGGCGCATCAAACGGCGTGCGCGCGATCCCGTATTTTTCGCCGTAGCTGTAAGACTCCAGCATTGCGCAAGGCCATTCCCATCCCGCGGTGCTTGCCGGCGTCATGCCGCTGGCCTGCTCAACATCAAGCCGGACTCGCAATGCGCCCTGCGCAATACCGGACACGTCCACGTCGCCGATCATTCGGACGTTGTGGGCGCTGACCGCGCCGGCGCCGTCCTCGCCGGACACCAGCGGCATTGCAAAATAATCGCTGCCATACTCGGCAAGGAAAGCAGACATCGTGTGCCACTGATCGGCGCTTAGTGTCCATTCCAGGCGCCATTGCCGAGGCCAGTGCGTATAGCGTCGCCGCTGACGGACGCCGCCGTCACGAAAGCGCGTGCGCACCAAACCCAAGCCGATGCGATAGCGGCTACCGACGTCCGGTGGCGGCAGCCGAAGGTCGCCCCACGTCCGCAGCCCGCAGGTCATGCGTATTGCCTCTCATCGTAGCGGAATGCCGTCAGCCGCACGCGCTGCTGATCCACTGTATCGGCTGACTGCACGACCCAGCTTCCGACACCCACAAGCGGGTGATCAACGCTGATGCGAGCACCGATGGGCGCAAGGTGCCCCTCAAGCTCCGTGGTCCACGTGAGGTACTGCCGCCGGTATTGCTGACGGGCCCATAGACCCTCGGCGAACTGCTGCGCCGTGGCGGCATCCGTGCAGCCGTCCAACGCGACGTCCTCCGGGTCCGCGCTTGCGGCTGGGTGGAGCACGTAGGACTCTTGTCCGGTCGTTGGGTCCGTGTACTGGACGCGATAGCCGTCGGTGGCGTTGGCGCGGTCGAATTGGGACAGCACTTCGGCGTCGATCATGTTGGCGGCGGTAAACGCCATTACGTCTATGCTCTGCGCCGCGTCGCGGGCAACGCTGATTTCGCCGCCCTGTGGCACGGGGTAATAGTCGCCAACGCGGCAGATAGCCTGCATGGCGTCCCACATCGCTAAGCGACTGTCAAATCGGAAATTGAAGCCATTGTGCGCGGCAAGCTCGGTTTCCATTTCGCTTAGTGCGGTGCCGTCCAGCTCTGCAACCGGGCGCCGTCCGCCGTAGACGGCGGACGTGTAGGCGTCTTGCAGCGCCAAGGCGGGGTTGCTGGTGGCAACGCCGTCAAGCCTGCGTGAGCAATCGACGGAGATCAGGTCCGCGGCAGCGCTGCTGATGCCTTCGGTGGCGCGAATCTGCACCGCCAGCAGCGTCACGTCGCCGTAGCTGGTGCCGGTGGAGAGAGTGCGCACGCCGCGTAGGCCCGTCCAAATGGCCCGGGATTGGTCCTGCGCGCGGTCGCTCGGCGGGGTCGTGCGCGACACACTTGCGGCCACGCGCTGTGGCGCGCCGACAGTGTAAGTATAAGTACGGCGCTGCGGAGTGTTGGTGCTTTCGTTGATGGTCTCGGTGTGCGTATTCAGAAGCGCGCCAAGTGTGCCATCATCCGCTACGGCGTAGACCTTCACCTGCAATTCAATGCTCGCCGGCAGCAGGCCGCCGGTTTCGTCGTTGAGTCTGTAGAGCCCGCCGGGCAGTTCAACGTCTACCTGTATCGCCCGCGCAGCTTTGCCCGGCGCGACTGCAGGGTACGGGCCGATCTCGCCGGCGGCGACCGGCGCGGATTCTTGGAGCCCGCCGCTGGAGCGCTCAATCAGATACAGCCGCGCGCTTGTGTTTGGGGCTGCCGATGTGCCGGAAAGCGCAACGGTTTGATCTGCTACGCTGCTCAGCGTCGCTGTGTAGCTCTGCACTTCGGACCACGTTTGATCGCCGATGGTGACCGAGCTGCTGTCCTGCGTTACATCGCTGGTCACTGTCACGGTTCCAGTGACATCGCCCGTGCTTGTATCCGCCAGCAGACTGTGCTCTGCGGTTGACTCAACTGTTACTGACCCGACGGTGACTCCAGAATCAACCGAGGCCTCGTACTCCGTGACCGTAACGCTGTCGCCTTCCCACTCCCGCAACACACTGCCGGGGTCCGCGACCCGGAGCGTTACGCTGGATGTCGTCGGGTCTTGAATCGCCCACGCCTGCACCCAGCGCTCGGTGATACTGGATGTCGTCGCCTGGACGACTTGCAGCTCTTGGTCACCGACCTCTACCGACGTTTCGATATCCTCATAGATGCTCGATCCGGCCTCAATCGCGCCCATGGCGCTGCCGTGCGCGGTGGGGCCATACTGTGCATAGCTGACGACGCCGCCGAGCTGGCTTGCCGGCGTGTCGGACACGTACACCTCATGCACGTCGAACTCGCCGTGCCCTAGGCACAGGATTGCGGCAATAAACTGGTTGTTGCCGGAATAGAATCGATACGGCTCTGCCGCGAGATCCGGGGTGCTGCGGATGCGCCCGTACTGCACCGGGATCGGCTCGCCGATGCGCGCCGTATTGGTCGGCAGTCCCAGGCTGTTGACGCGCCGCGCGGCCGGTGTGCTGGCTCGACTGCGCCGCGAGCGGCTGGGCGGCTTGGAGCCAAACAGGGCGTTGGCGACGTAGCTGATGGCCGCAGAGATCAGCGCGCCGACCACGGCTTGGACAATCGCTGCGCCGACGGGGGCGGCGGGCAGCAGCACCAGCTCCACGGTGTCGTGCTCGCCGATGGTCAGGTCATAGCCTGGCACCTGCAGCGGGCGGCCGTTGACCCAGGTCTTATGGGGCCGGCCGAAGCCTTGCGGATACGTCCGCGTCAGCCAGTCGATATAGGCGCCGGTGTGCTGGTGCTCCGTAACGGCGCCCGGGTCGAACGGGTCTGTGCGGACGCGGATCAGGGCCATCGGTAGGCCCTCACCAGCGGGTATACCTGCCTCACCAGACTAAGCGGCTGCGCAGCGGTACCGAGCGCGCGGGTCGCATGCAGCACCAGCTGTGGCGTAACCAGCACGCCGGCGTGGTGCGGCTGGCGCCCGCGGCCCAGCAGCAGGATGTCGCCGGGCGCCGGTGCGTCAACACGGCGATATCGCGCGCTTACCGAGTCCATCAAGCGCCGGGCTTCGGCTTGATCTTCAGCGGTATAATCCGGAAGATCCGGCACCAACGCGAGCACCAGACCCCAGCAGTCCAAACCCTCGGCGGGGTTGCGCCCGCCCCAGACAAACGGCGTGCCGATCAAGTGTTTCCAGCGCGCGGGGCTCATGCGCGATCCAGCCCCGGAAACGTGTCTATGCGGTAGAGCACCGACGGGAAGGGCCGATTGAGCAAATCCGCGGCGGTCGCCGTGGCTTGCACTACAGTCTCGCTTACCAGCACGTCTGTCAGGGTCAGGCTGAGCAACGGGTCCCACTGCTGGGTCGTGTCGCCGCGCAGCCATTCGCCGTACCGAAGCAGAATGCCCTCGGTCGGGTCCGCTATGGCCGCATCAACATGACGCTGAGCCTCGCCGCCGATGGCGCAGATTTGCAAGCGCAGGTCGGCGCGGCCTTCGGCCGAACGGCTCGGCAGCTCGAATTGGAACGGCACGGCCTGGAAGCTGCGAACGGTGCCGTCGACGGCGCCCTGCTGGGCCGTCGCGTCGTTGCACAGATACAGAGTCCCGGCGCGGCTGTGGCTCAAGATCATGCCGCTCCACCAGTCTTGGTCTGTCTCGGTGCTGTATCGGGTCTGTAGGTCTGCGGAGATGCTCATCCACCACGCCCCAGCCCGTAAGCGCCGGCCAAGTTGCGCACCCACGGCGTACCGCCGCGAGCCGCATCGTCCGCTAGCGCAGCGCGGACCACATCAAGCGTCAGCCCGTTGCCGTCTTGGCGCTGATTGATCTCGACGCCCGGAGCCATGTTGTTGACGGTGACGCTCATCGCGGCGCCCATCTGATGATTCGGCACAATCGAGCCTGATTGCGCCGGCACGAACAGCTCCGGCCCGCGCTCGCCGACGACGTATGGCGTACCGCCGCGCACCGGGCCGCCGGCAGCCTTGCCGCCGCCAAAGAACGGAATGTTGCCGATCACGTCTCCGACCACCCCGCTGATGGCTTTGCCGGCAGTCTCGCGGTACACCACTTGCGCAATATCTTGCAGCAGCGCTTGCATCACTTCGCGGGCGTTGCCGCCTTGGGTAATGATGCGGCCCATCGCCGACTCGAAGGCCAAGCCCATATCCTCGGCGGCGCGGCTGGTGCGCTCTACCGCCGTTTCGACCTCCATCAGCGGCTCGGCAGACTGCTCCGCCGCGCGGCCGAACGTGTCCAGGTCGATGGCGCCCGCGCGGTAGAGCTCGGTGAGCCGATCCATCTCCAGCGCATGCGCCTCGGCGGCAGTACGTGTTGCCTCGAAAACCGCCTCGCCTTCGCGCATCAGCCTTTGCTGCTCGCGCTCGGCGTCGGTTAGGCCGCGCGTTGCCGTCGTTGCGGTTTTAGCGGCTTCGGCAACGTCGCCGACGGCTGCGGCTTGACGCTTCGCCAGCTCCACGTGCCACGGCTCGTGATCCATGCGGAAATTGAGCCCGAAGCGCCCCGCGTTTTCGTGCGCAAACTGCCGCGCGGCATCACTGCCGTAACTAAGGTCCGCGGCGATCCCGCGCACGTGCGGCGCATTGGGCGTCGGCCGTGCAACCCAATTGTCCGCAACTTCCGGATCGCCGTATTTCTTCAGCGCGTTTTGCCAAAGCCGCTGCTGATCTTCGATGTCGCGCTTGGCGTTTTTTACGCCGATCACCAGTCCTTGCTCGGCGGCCGCCGCGATCATGGCGCGCACGCCTGATGCAAACTCCGGCTGCGTACCCGCCAGGGCGTCCCCATCTACGCCGATCTCCAGCTTGCCGCCGGGCGGCCTCGTCCAGCCTTCGCCGCGCTCCGTCAGCATCCGCACAGGCAGGAAATTTTCCCAAGCCGAGCGCCAATCACCAGCCAACAACGAAGCTAGGAATTGCACCTCGGCGCTGATCTCGCTGAGAATCGCCTTGACGCCTTGGCCGGCCGGGCCGTTGGCCAGCTGGTTCAGCGTCTCAAGAAACTCGTTAACCTCCGGCAAGAGCTCGATAGCCAGCGAGCGCCCAAGCGCAGTGGACCGGGCATTCAGCTCCGTCATAAGGTCCCGCGTTTCCGCCATCGCGTCGGCCGTGTTGCCGCGCAGCGTCAAGCCCAGCTCATCGGCGGCGCGCATCCCTTCGCGAATGCCGGCGGCGCCCTCTTCCATGGCCTGACCCATCGCGACGCCTTCCTGATCGAACAGCCGCATAAGCAATCGCGTGCGGTCGCCGCTGTTGCTAATGTCCTCCATAGCTTCGGCGACGGCGAGCAGTTGGTCGGTCGGTCGCAGCAGATTCAATCGCTCGGCGTTGAGCCCCAGCTCAGCAAGCGCGTTTTTCGCTTCGCCCGTGCCCTGTGCAGCCTCTGAGACTCTGCGCTGCATGCGCTGAAGCGAAGTCGCGAGGGTGTTGAACGGAATGCCGGAGCGCTCCGCGACAAATTGCAATTGGCTCAGGTTTTCGGTTGTTGCGCCGATCCGAATGGCCAGCTTTTGCAGCCGGTCGCCCTCGGCAACGATGCGCCCGAAGGCGTTCGCCACGCCACCGATGGACAAGCCCACGCCGAGGGTGCCCAGCACGTTGCGCATTTGGCGCACCGCGGTATCTACCGTGCGCTGAGCCTGCGTCATGTCTTGGCGCAGGCCGGCAACGTCGGCACCGAATCTCAGGATTACGTCTTCACGTGGCATGGTCTATAATAAATCTTATGGTTCCCTGTTATCGGAGATCGCCGTGCGTACACTGATGCAAATCCTTGCCACCCTGTTGATTCTTGTCGCTGCGGTTTTGGCCGTTGGCGCGCCCATGTTCGGCATTCCTGCGCTGTTGGCGGTGTTCCTTGTTGCCGCGTTGCTGAGCATGGTCTGGCGCACCAACTAGCCGCCGATCAGCGGCTTAGCGCTCCCGTCCTCGTTCTGTCGCTTGGCGCGCTCGCGCTCGGCGGCGTCGAGCCGGTCGTGCGCCATCCAGTCGCGCAGCTCCGCCAGCGACAGCCGCTGCTGTAGCTCGCCGACGGTGTAGCCGAGGCGCTCCGCAAGCCGGTGCATGTAACGGCGCAGCGGCGCCGCCTTCAGTTTTTTTCAGCGAGCTCATGCGCCGTCTGGCTGAATTGCGCGCCGAAGACATTGCCGGCCACCGCGGCGACGCGCTCCACCCACACCATAGAGCGCTCGCCGATCTTGCCGTCCGGCACCAGGCGATTGCCGGTGGCGTCCACAGCGCAGGTCTCGACAAGACGCTGGCGGAAGCGCGCATTGGCTTCATGGTCGTCGCCGCCGACACGGGTCCAAAGCCCCATCAGCTCCAGATCGGCCGGCGGCGTGCGCACGAATACGCCGTTTAGGCCAGCGACAGGTTTCAGGTCATCCATACGGCCTCCTTATGGCGCACTGCGCGCGACGAACACATAGTCGTTGATCGCGACCTCGCACATGCGCTCGCGAATGCTGTCCGCGTTGGCGGCGTCGGCCTGCTCATAGACGGCGACGATGCCGGTCAGATATTCCGCGCTGGCATTAGTCAACGTTGCGGTCGCGTCGTCGTGCTCGATCTTGATCGGGAACGGCAGCTTGCCGCTGAACGCCGTTTGCAGCTTTTGCTGCCCGGCATCTTCCGGGATATCCGCGACCCGGAATGTCAGCGTGCCGTTATTCTGCACACCGGCCTGCTTACACACGACGCCGGACAGCGGCGTGTACTCAATGATGTTGCGCCGATAACCGCGCGCGCTGATGTTGCTGGCCAAAGTGATTTCGTCATAGGACGTGATGCCGGCCATATTCGTTTCGTTGAAGGTCGCAGGCAAATCGGCTTGGTCGCCGATGTAAATTTTGATGCCTGTGTTGGTGCTGATGTCATTGCAGCTCATGTTAGTGCCTCACTTCAGTTGCGCCCGGCGGGCGTATTCGTCGAGCCAGTACTCCAACCGGCGCCGATACGCCGCGCGGCCGTGCTCGGCGTAGACATTGAGACCGTCCGCAAACGCCTGATGCGGCGACGGCCCGGTGATCGCCTCCAGCGGCAGATTCGGCGCCCAATGCTTCGGGCGGTCTTTGCTGTGTTTCGTGCTCGGCAGCTTGCGTTGCACAAACACCTTGCCGCCGCCGATCTTGTCTGAGCGAAATGCGCGCGGGAAATGAAGTGGAGAGCGGTTGCGGTAAAAACGCACGTAAAGCCCGGCTGTGCCTCGCGATGCAAAGCGCGCAACGCGGGCCGTCTCGCGCACCAGCCGGCCCGCCTGCTGCGCCACGTACCGCCACCCCAAGAACTTGTGCGCCGGCACCGGCTCATAGCTCCCGCGCACGTCCACGATTTCGCCGCCGCCCTTGCGCACGATGCGCAGCCGCGCGCGAATCTCGGACGCCGGCAGATTCAGCTCGCCGCGGATGCCCCTTTGCGCACGGGTGCGCGATTGCCGCGCCGCGTCGCTGCGCGCTCGCTTGGCCGCCCGCTCAGCGACTGGCGTCACTTTGCGCAGCTTGGCCCGAGCTCTCCGGTCATCGACTTGTGCGCGCTGTGCCATCAGCAATACCCGGCCACTTCGTATTGATCCGCGCAGCCAATAGCCTGCTCGGTGCTCTCAAGCATCGCGCCGCCGAGATAATCGACGGGCTCGAAGCCTGTGGGCGCCCATCCCGACACGGCGGGCTCCAACAGGTCCGCGACCGCTTGGCGAATCGCGCGCAGCGCTGCGTAGCTGGCCGCGCCGGCATCGGGCGCCGTGGCCAGCTCGCGGACAATGCACAGCACCTCAAACCCGTGCGCGTAGCGCTTCAGCCGCGACAACGACTCTTCCGGCTGAGGGTCAACCGTCGTCGGCACCACCCAAACTGATGCAGGGAGCGCAGCGCCACGATCAATAGCGGCCTCGCGGGTCGCAGCAATCGCGACTAAATCCACAGTGCCACCGGATTGAAGCGATGCGAGCCGGTCAGTGATCAATGTTAAATCAAGGTAGATCACGGCAACGCCCCATCGGTATAGATGCGCTGTGACCAAGACACGTCCCAAGCCGCGCGGCCATGCAGTACAAATGGCGCCGGATTGGCGTCAACACGTGTCGGCCATTCTACGGCATCGCCTAGGCCCCAGCGATTGCCGCGGCGCGTGCTGTCTGCTGAGCGCTCGGCCATCACGAGGGCCGCCATGCGTCCGGCAAACTCCGCAATGCGCAGCGGTAGATCATCTGTCGCGTCGGACAGCCAGCAACGCGCTGACACCTGCAAGTCAAACGGCACCCTGTTTCCGGGATCATGCAGCATGCCGTCCTCGTCCATTGCAACACTATGCGACTCAATGGCGATGAAAATCGCCGGCGTCTTGAGCGCCGCAACCTGATCGTCCGTCAGCGGGTCTTGTGGGTCGAAAAGACCCGACTGATTCAGTGAATTGCTAAAATACGCACGCACGGCTTTCACAACTGCCGCACCGAATGCCTCCATTGATGTTGTCGGGCTGCTCATCGATACGCATCTACACGCAATCCGAATGTGCGCGCCGCTTCACGCCCAGCCGCTGTTGTGACTTTGTTTATGATGTATGCGGCATCTCCGTCGGCGCAGTTGCCGGCGTCCAGCCAAACGGTCGAGCCGTCAGCATCATTCGTGTGTGAATCGATCAGCGGTGCCGTGCTGCCGTTAACTGCGACAACCTCCCACGCGCTGGTTGCAAGCGTGTCGGAGCCGAGCCAATCGGCCCAGTCCCAGCCGTAATCAAGCAACTCGTCCGGCGTAATCACTTCGTATCGCGACAGCATCACGCAACCTTTACGCGTCTTTCGGTCGCAACGATTGCAACCCTATCGGCTGCCGCATCGCGGTGCGGCCGCCCGTCAAGCAGCGTGGCGGAGCCGAGCGCTACCGCTGCTGCGTTGCCGTCAAGCCGCACGCGCGCAGTCAGCGATGCGGCGCCCGTCGCCACAGCCGCGGCAGCGCCGGACAGCGAAAAGCCCACATCCAGCGTGCCTGTCCCCGTGCTGACGCTCGCCGCTGCACCTGCCAGCGGGACAAGCGTTGTCAGCGTGCCGTCCGCATTGCTTGCCGTCAGCGACGCTCCGGACAACGGCACAGGCGTTCGCAATGCGCCCGCAGCCGATGCGGACGCAGAGGCGGCCCCGGTCAAAGCTTCGATTCCAGCCGTGCTCACGGTAAGCGAGCCTGACCCGATTGCGGCAGCCAGCGCGGCGCCAGAAAGGCGCACTTGCACCGACAGCTCGCCAGCGGCAGAGGCTGCGGCAAGCGCATCCCCGGACAGCGAAAACGACGTGCTCAGCGTGCCATCGGCGCCAGCACTCACGGTCGCCGCGCCGCTGATCGGCACCGACGTACTCAGTGATCCCGTCGCCGTCGCCTGCGACACCGCCGCGCCGGAAAGCGCTACTGGCACACTTTGCGCCGATTGCCACGAATCCGGGCGGGCGTAAAGCGGCAAGCTTAGAGCAGGGATCAGCGCGTCGAGAGCCGCGCCCGATGACCCAAGAACGGTTAACGCCCCATCAGCTTGCGCTGAAGCCGCAGCGTCGCCGGTCAGCGACACCGGCTGGCTACTGTCCGCAGCTCGCCACTGATCAGGGCGGGTATAAAGCGGCAGGCTGTAAAGCGGAGCTGGCATTGCTTGCTTTGTTAGTTACGCTAAACGATCACGTGAAGTTGAAGTGATCGCAAAAAGCTTTAAGGCCGTCGATCAAGTCTTCGCCCTGCGGGACAATCGTGCTAGGTGGCGCCTCAAAGCCGGTGTCCGCATACGCTTCGAACAACAGCGTCGGGACGCCTAAGCTCCAGTAGCCGTGATTGCGCAGCACGCCGCCGGCGTTGCTGGACAGTGCCGGGTCGTCGTTGTACACCCAAGACCCGAAACCGTTGCTCTCCATGGCGCTTTTGACCGCAGTTCTCATGGCTGCAAAATCATTGGCGTGCGCCGTCGGCACGTTGCCCTGAGTAACGCTGTCGCCGGGGACGGCGAGGTAAGCCTCATATCCTGCATCCCCACTAACGGAATGCACGTCAATCAAGCCGGCCAGTCTTGGCAGACCCGACAAGTACGTGTCAATCAGGCTGGTTTCGGGCTCAGACAGTGCAGACGGGCCGCGATATGTAGTGTCGCTACTGGTTGTAGAGCCTCCAGTCGCCTCTCCCCAATCGTGAAGCCAATTGCGGTTTGGGTCGACACCGAAGGTGCCGTCTCCGTTATTGCGCCTGTTTTTGCGCCACAGCCTGTCTGTTGAAACGGCATATGCGTATCCGTCGGGGTTGCCAATGGCGACAATCACGAATTCGTGATTAGACATCAGTTCGTTGGCTTTCCGCTCGAAGCCGGCGCGCTTCAGCAAGTAAGACATCAGGTAAACGCCGGACGTATGCGCCAGCCATTCGCGCGCATGCTGGGCGACGACAAGCGCCACCTGCGGCTTGTTTGAGCCGGCAGTCAGGTGATGCACGCGGATTTCTCTGCCTTCGACTGACTGACCGACGACGACTGTTTCGGCCATTGCCGGATAAGCCGAGACCAGCTCGTCAATCTTGCTTTCGTATCCGGTTGCCATGCTTCAGTCCAGCGGTTGAAAGGCGTCGAAGAAGCCGTCCGCGTTGACATCTTCAGCAGATGGACCGGAAGACCACTTGCTGCTTATCGTCATAATGCGCCTGCTTGGCGGCGATGGTCCGCCGTCCTGCTCTTCTGCGCCAAGTGAATATGTTGCCGCAGGAGCACCGACGTTGTTTTCCTCGAACGCCACCCAAGCGTCTCTGTTCGTCGGCTCCGAGGACTTGACGCGGATTTCATCAAGGACGCCGACAAATTCTCTGTCTGTGGTCACGCCGCTTTCTACGCCGTCGTCATACCTGAAACCATACGCAAAATACATATCCGAGAGTGGGTCAAAATCTGCGGCAATCGGAATTGCCGGCCCAAGCGGAGAACCATTTAGGTATCCGACAGAATCCCCACCCGGCACGCCGTAAATCGCGTAATGCTCCCACCCGGATGTTGACGGCGTTCGGTTTGTCTCAAAAGCTGAGGCAACATCGCCAAAGCTGTCTGTGTCATCTCGGATAAGAATACGAAGCCTTGGATAAGAGCTTGAGGAAAGCTCGGCTTCGTATGGACGAATATAGTCAAACCCCTCAGAGCCGATGCCGTGCTGCATCGTGTACTGAAACCCTGTGCCGGACAGATCGTCATACTTTTGGAAGTAAGAAATCAAGAAACCGTTAGTCTGAATAGCTGGGTCGCCGAGGTTGAGGCCCTGGTCTATCGCGCCGTTGTTAAACTGAGTAGCAGAGCCGGCAATACCGCTGGCCGCGCCGATGGTCGGCGAACCAAGCACTGTCGGCGTCGTGTTGCCTGTGGCGTCCGCTGTGCCGGCATCGTGCAGCACGATGTCATAATCGGCCCATACCGCTTGAGAACCGAACGGGTCCGTTGCCGCGTAGCAAGTTGCGGACGGGTTGCCGTAATAGACGTAAAACTCATTATCTGCCGAAGAAGACAGCGAGTCGGCCAAGAAGTACAGCTCACCGACATCCGTGGCATCGTTGTAGTTGACGATCTCAAACGGCGTCTCGGTGGTCGTGTCTGCTTCCAGAATGCGAATGTCGCAGCCGTCGGTCGCCACGTTGGCATGGAAGCCGGCCGGCAGATCGCCCAGCGCCAGGTGCACTGGGAAGCCTGTCAGGTTGGCGTCGACGGCGGTTGCCGGCACAGTCACCTTGACCCGGTACTGCCAGCTTCCGCCGCCGTCGTTGCCGTAGCCCGTATAAGCCGCGGCCAGCCCGGAGGCCAGCAGCAGAACGACAGAGATCTCCGCTCTTGTCATTACTGGAAGCTCACGGTGCCAGAGACATTCAGCAGCAGCCGAGCCGGGCTGGTTGCGGTCGACGTGACCACCAGCCCGAGGTATTCGCCGTCGTCAAAGCCGGTGTCGCCGGCCGGCGACGATGCCGTCTGGCCGTCGCTGTCACACACGATGTCGGTGCCGTTGATGTCTGCCGGCGTGCCGTCGTTGATGGTGACGTCCAGCGTCACGGTGCCGGCATCAGTGCGGCAGGTGATGCGGTCGATTGTGACCGTCTTGCCTGATTCGTTGATCGCCCAGAATCCGAAGTCGTCGGCGTCCGTCGGCGACTCGATCAGGATCGACTTTTCGTACCGCGGCGGAGAAGCAAAGGCGGCATTGCCAACGCCGTCTGAAACCAGGATTTGGTTCAGTCCGCCGCTCAGGTTCAGGTTGCCGTCGGCAGGCGTCAGCGTGCCTGCCGTAATGTCTGCTGTCTGCGCAAAATTCCCTACATCACATTTGCGAGGCGCGCCTCCTTCTGCCGGCGCGCAAAGCAGCCAATCTAATGATGCAGGATCTGTCAGCTCGGTGAGCTCGCTGATGTTCTGCAACTCAATTGGTCCGGTGCCGGCAGAAACCCGAGCAGCAATATCACCCTGCTCGGGCAACGTTTGAGCCATCGCAAACCCTGACCCAAGCAGCAAAACAAAAACAACAGAATGTCTCATGCCCTTGGGTCCCCGACCAAGTGATCGCTCTGGTCAATCCATTCTCGAGCGTCGCCATCCCACGCCCAAAGACCCGATACGGAGGGAGGCTGTTTTGGTGCAGCCCACACTTCCACGGCGCCGTCGGAAATTGCGCCGGTATTGCCGATTTCCGTGCCGAGTGTCAGCGTACCGGCGCTTTGATTCCATGTTGCGTCCCGCCAACTATGCACGCCGGAACCGTCTTTCACGACGACATGCACAATGTTTCCGTCGGCCGTCATGCCCTGCGCAAACGTCTGGAAATCCACAGTAAGCGCGCCGCCGAGCGTTATAACGCTCGCAGCAAGCGTGCCGGATTCAGCGGTCAATGCTGGAATATCGCGAGGCATGGCAAACTGCCCTTAATAGTTTCAGCGCTGCGCAGCAGCGGCAAACAAGTTATCCAGGTCTTCCGCAGTCCAGCCGAAATGCTCGGCGCCCGCTAGGATGACCGGGCTCATGCGTCGCCAAACCGGCTGACGGCGGAAGAAGGCTTGCGTTTCGGCGTCCTGCGTCTCGGCCCAGGCCAAGACGGCCTCATACGCGTTGGCGTGTTGACCCGTGGGGTCTGGAGTGGCGAGCAATTGCAGCTCGCCTTGCAGCGCGGTAATGCTGGTCCGGAGGCGTTGTGCGGCAAGCTGTTCGGCTGCCGTGAAACAGCGCGGGCCAGGCGGATTCAACGCAGCGTCCCACAAGACTTGCGGCGCAAGGTCAACATCCAGCGGACAGCCTGGATCGGCCCGAGGCACGTATCCGTCAGGGCAGTCTGCGGGGTCGGCACCGATGGTTCCGACGCCGCCCTCTTCCCAGCATACAAGCTGCTGAGCGGAAACAACGGAAACGCCAACTATAAGCCCTAGTAACAGGGCGGCGTTGTCAACGCGGAATAACATAAGACATTACCTGCACAAACGCTGCCCCTGATCCTTTAGAAACTTGGTATGTGTAATAAATAGCGTTGTTTGCGCCGTCAATGGTCAAAGGAAACAACGAAATGAAAGGACCATTGCCGCTGCTGCGGCTCACGTACCAATCCACGTTTTGGTCAAAGTCGGATGACAAGCCTTTGAAGGCGACAGTCTGATCCGTATCCGTGTTATTGCAGCTTATCCACGCGCGATTCACGCCGATGTCTGGCACCGCAGAATCAAGGTTGATTGCCGTCCCAACATGCGGCGACGATGGTGAAACAGCGGTCCCGGAAAGCAACACACGACGAAATGCCGTGTCATACATGCCTTCGTCCCACCAGATCACGCCGTCAGCAAATGTCCATTCAACCAGCTCCGCAGCACTCGGGCGAGTGCGCACGCTGCCCAAATAGCGGCGCGTCGTGTCTCCGCTTTTTGCGCGCGCGCTGCCGACATAGGGCGCAGCGGGCGCCGTCGTCACTATTTCGACAGCAACACCGCCGGAGCCGTCGTCGTATCCGTACACGTGATACCAAGTATTTGGGGCAATACCTGAAATGGTCGCGCTGACGTCAGAATCGGCCCTTACGACCGCGCCTGTCGACGGGACTGTAAACTCGCAAGGGGCACCGATAGCGATTGTGTTGTTGTCGACGCGGGTAATCGGAGCGCCATAAATGTAGCCGCTGGGGCGTGCGGCATCTTCCCGCGGCGCAGCCCACACTTCCACGGCGCCGTCACTCAGCGTCCCGGTATTGCCACGCTCGGTTCCCAGCGTCAGCGTGCCCGCCGTCTGATCCCAAGTCGCATCTCGCCACGAGTGCACGTCGCTTGCGTCTTTAACGATGACGTGCACGGTATTGCCGTCGGCTGTCATGCCATCGGCAAACGTTTGGAACCCGCCGCTCAGGGCGCCGCCAAGCGTCACGACGCCGGCGGTCAAGGTGCCGGATTCTGCGGTCAGCGCTGGGATGTCGCGAGCCATTAGTCGTCCTGCTGATAGGTCAGCGCGCCGGCCGCGAACGACGGCTCATCGCCCTCGTCTAAGGTCACGCTTGCGCCGAGGGCCGCTTTGATCCACAGGTTGCCGCCGCTGGCTGCGTCGAACAGGCCCCAATGAGATGCCGTGCCCCAGCCGCCGGCGCCGACGGTTGGGAAGCTGATCGTGTTGGCGTTTTCGATAGTCGCGTC